GCGCATAATTTCCGCTATTAAATCTATTATAATATTGTTTAATATTATTAGAGCATAATATAGTAACATCCTGCTGTGTTGACAGGTCTCCAGCAACACCGACTATTTTTAAACTTCCACCATTATTAGTTTTTATGTCTTGTATAAAATAGTCTGTATCGTGTTCAAGATTAATTTCATATCCATACCAATGATAACCCTTATTGTCAAAGGAATTTACAACTATTTGTCCATTAACTACGCTGATGTTATACTGCGATTGTGGATTAGCTAATAACACTTTTCCTTCTTGCGATAACTCATATTTTATATTTGTACTATCAATATTAAAAATATTGTATGGATTTATATGTTTATCAACGGTTAATAAATAACTATTATTTATAACATGACCACCTTGTATTGTTATATCAACTTTGTTATCTATGGTCGGTAAATTATTTTCAAAATTAGGAATATTGAATATTTTAACATCCTTTTGAATACTTAATGTGTATATTTTGCAATTGCTAATTTCTATTTCATCCACCTGAGCATTAGCGTTAAAGGTAAATAAATCTGTTTTAGGCTCTAAAAATGTCAAGTTTTTAAATAAATGGCCATAATTTGTAATACAAGTAATACCGCATCCATCCATATACAGGTTATTAATTGGATTATTACTACAACCATAGTCAAGTAGTATTCCCTCGCTTTTATTACTAACGTTATATATGTGTACGTTATCAATGTAATTAAAGTGTTGAACATTTGTAATTTTAATTCCTATAGAGCCTCCCTTAATAATGCTATTTAGCACATAATTATCACTATTATTAATGAGTATGGCTATACTATCTAGTGGTGCTATATCATCAAAAAAGCATTTGTCAATAGTAAGTTCGTGTGCGTCTGCTCTATTAGTAGATAGGCCATAATTTTTATGGTTTAAAAAATAACAATTATTTATATAGAACTTTAGAAACCCATATAAATTAACCCCACCGCATTTACTATTACAATCAAACACAACATTATTAATTTTAATATTATTAACTACTCTAATATCAGTATTAGGTAGAGGTGTATCAAAATCAGTTTTAGGAAATTGTAATATACACTCCATGGTTTCATTGTCAGCTAACAAATTTCCATTTTGTATAGTTGTGTTCCATATTCTACCGACATTTATTGTTTTAGTTATTCTGTATTTTAATCCGCCTAGCTCAATAATATGGTTGGGATTGTTTTCGCAATAATTAAAGCATTTTTGGATTGCTTCGGTATCGTCATTTATACCATCGCCCTTAGCACCGAAATAAAAAGGTGTTATAATACCAATTTTACCCCATAGTATGGCAGTTAGTGTTCCATCTGTTGCCATTTCATCAAGTTTCTTATTAATTTCCTGTTGTACATCCAAATTTTTAAAATAGTTATCAACAAAATCTTTTAGTTTAACAAATTCGTCATGCAAGTATGTTACATCCGAGATTGTTTTATTTAGATAGTCAATAACTTTACACAATAGTTCATAATAACTTAAGCTATCGTCATATACTAACGGTAGTACTTTTTTACACCAAAATTCAAATGGTTTTAAATCAACATAATCATTCATTTTTACCTCTCTTTCTCTTTACCATAAAGTAAAGAATAAATCTTTAAGCTCATCAATAACCATCATATCAATATTTAAAAACGTTTCCCTAAACTTTAGTAACATTTCTGATTGGTTACCTTCATATCCTAAAACTTTGTCAACATAGCTGTCGCTTCTATTTCCTGTTCCTGTCTCATTATCATTAGTGCTACCGTTGAGCGTAGTACTAGTGCCATCCGTACCTGCATTGTGTGTGGCGTTTGTTAAATAATCGTTACTATCAAGTCCGTCAATACCGCCCTGTGGTGTATCACTGTAATAGCTCCAAGTATCGGTGCTTCCATCCGTTCTTGAGGTGCTAGTATTAGTGCCGTTTCTGTTAGTGGTTTTGGTTTCGCTTCCACTACCTTCATGCGTAACACTCCTGTCCACACTAACTAACGGTTGAATTTTTAACAATTCACTCTGATAAAGTTGATTGTAATAAGGCATTATGTTTTTCATTTTATCGCTTAGAAATAGTTTCCATCTTCCTACAGTTTCGCAACATATCTCTCTTGTGTAGTAATGTCTTAAAATCTTCTTACAAAGTTCTGGCCGGTATTGCTCGTCAAAAATAGGAAAGTTGCTAAAAATTTTGTTCCAAGACTTATCCAGTATATCTTCAATGTTATTAAACCCACTCGACTCTGTAAGCTTTGCACTTGTTTCACAAATAAATCTAACTTGAGTTGTATATTTACTCATCGTCAACCTCCTTCCTGTCATCATTCTGATTGAATACATCACGGAAGTGACAGCTTATATCAGCACCAAACATTCTGTTAATCTTTTCACATGCCTGTTGTCTTGCAAATTCTCGTGAATACCTGTTAGCCATTACACCACCTTGTAGTCTTTGCACTTCATCTTTTATCATTCTTTCTTTTTTCTGAACGCTGATATTAGATACACCTAGGTAAGTGAGAGCTTCATTCCATAGATTAACTTTTAATTCATATAACTTATCAGCCACAAAAGGCGCACCAGTAGTAAATACACCAAAAGAGCTTCCGTCAGCATCCATAAAATCGCTATTACCAAAAATAACAGGTTGATTTCCGTCATATTGCATATAAGCATTTTTTAAAGCTAATTGCTGTTGTTCACTGCCTTTAATTAAAATAGGTGTTCTTTGAGCTTTACAGTTAATATCAATAGATGCGTCAAGTTCGGCCAGTCTCTTAGCATATATTGACATCTTATCTTTACAGCACCAATGGGTCATGTTATCCCATATAATAACACTATCATCGCGGCTACAGCTACGCTGATACCCATTAGAAGCATAAGCACGTCTAGATAATGGTATGTTATAAACGTCAAGTTGTCCTCCTAGCGTAACACGCAAGCATAGATTACCCATAACATCATCATTAAAATACAGCATAGCTTTATTTTCGTACAGTCCAACTTCAATAAATCTAGCATCTACAGTACTAGGTAGTCCAGTCCATTCAAACGAGCTTATTGCGATTTCTGTAAATAAATCTAAGTATTGGTCAAACGTGTAAAGTTGATAAAATACACTGTCACTAAAAGCTGTTCTCTGTTTGCTTCGTCTTGCTTTTCTTGCTTTACTCATTTTTATCTCCCTCCTTTCTAAACTGAATTATCAAGCGAATAATTACCAACCTCACTAGGATGTTTCCAAAAGGTTATTCCACTGTTAAAATAACTTTCAATCAAGGCTATATCGTCACTAGGTGCTCCGCCAACTATTGTACAATCAACAGTTTTTGTATAATTCCAATGTGGCCTACTTGACACATTAGGTATTTTAGTTGTATGACAGGCATAGCCAAACACATCAAAATACTTATCTATCGCCTTTGCATACTCAGCAGTGATAGACTTTCGTTGAGCTTCAAAACACACTTGTCCTTTACCGAATAGCGCATTATTAGTTGCATAATTACCCTTTACATCATTAGCGGAGATACTCGCTGTATAAGCACTTGTTAATATATTTTGCACACTACCCAGTGCTGAGTTACTTGACTGTCCAGTAATCATTCCAGTAGCAGTTTGAACGGCGGACGGAATAGCGTTGATTGTAATTGGTACAGCATTTTGAGCAACCCACGCGTTAAATGCGTCTACATTCCACGAACATAAAGGGAAGCTGTCAAGTGTGATTGTTTCTGTCATATCCATTCTGCCTGTGCCTGTGGTTTTTGTGGACTTGTATCGGTCAAGTCTTAGCACTTCTTGTACTGGCATTGTCATGTTACCAACTATGTTATAATATGGTGTAAGATTTTCTGAGAATTCATAGCGTTGGATTAATGTTTGGCCGCAATTATTTCTTACTTCATTAAAATTGAATGGATAAGTGTATAGTTTCTTGTTTCGCGGTGTGTAGCCATTTATTGTGTCAGTATTACTAATTGGTACACCAGTAACATTTATTGGGTTGGTGTTCCCTGTAAATGTAATATTAACTCCTTCGTCCGTAACCTTAACAGGTAGTATATCTGTAGGACATATGTAAAGAGCTAATATATTTTCGGGAGTAGTTAAGTACTGATTTAAAAAATTAGTAAGATTATTACTACCTGTTTCTGTGTTAGCAAAGGCTTTTATTTGATAGCCACTATAAACACCATCGTATAGATACCCCCCTGTTGTGGCAAGTAGTACCATGGTACAAGTACTTAAAGAGCCTAGTCCGATTAACTGAGCGTCACCGTTGTAAACATACTCGCCACACTCGACATTTTCGGGTAAGATATGCTCACCAATTTTATCACTAACTGAATGTTCTCTTTCAACAAAGCATTCTTTTCTTTCGATGTCAAACCAGTAAGTCTGCAAAACATCAATTTGAAAGGTTATCTCGGCCGTAACATTGTTAATATACTCAATCCCTGTCACAAATGCATAAAACCATCGTGTGCTAAAAGCTGAGTTTTGAAACATCATGTAATTGCAGTCATATAATGCGTCTGCCGTAGCTTGTAAACGGCATTTACCCTTATTAACTCTATTGTAAGTTACTTTATTAAAATGCTTTTTGGCTTTACTAATAAAATAACTTGATTGTGTTTTCTTATCTGAAAAATAAATTGTGTGTTTCTGCTGAGTGGAAAGTGGTATTCCACTCAGCATGTACACCTCACTATCGGGTACTATGTACATTGTTCATCATCCTTTATTTTTTTGGTTAGTGGAGGTAATTATCTCATTACCTATTTTAGTTAATGTAAAAGTAGAACCCACATTTATACTACTTGGCTCAGCTGTCATACTATATTCTGTGCCTTCAATCTCTGCTACAATAGTAATCTCACCTTCGGCTACACTCTTAGGAATTATTACAACACCATATTTCTGTACAGCAATTTGCTTACTTGTAAGAGCTTCCGTCTGTACAAAATGTACGCTATTCGGTTTAAGACTTGCTTTGTCTGTGTCAGCATTAAAAGCTAAAACAGTAGCTTCACCAGAGATATCTTTATTAATACACGTGCAAGTTAATGAAGATGGCAATGCAATATCTGCTGTCTTAGCTACAAATACAATAGCATTTGCAAAAGGCGAGCTTGAAACTGTTTTCCATACATGATAAAAATAATTCCAATAAAGCCCACTAGCTACATACTGCTCAGTAAACTTATTATTGTTGTCATAAACTTGAAACCAGTTTTCATCAACAAGTACTGCTTTAACATTATTTAACAGTTCAAGTTCTGCGGATGTAATTTCCTCAATACCATCTGAATTTGCTCTGATAATGTCAAAACGCTCGTTGTCAAAATCAGTCCAGTTATCAATCAAAAACAGTCTACCCATGAAGTCTGCTTTATCCATATTAAATGCACTTGCCAAAACATTAACGTCATACTGTGCATTGAATTTAGCATCCATGAAAATAATCTGTCTGCTTTTTGGTGTGTTAGTTTTAACCTTTGCTTCGTTGTATTCACTACTCATAAATGGTAAAATATTTGAAGCACTTCTAAATGCTACAGCAGATGTAGTTAAATCTGTGTCACTCTCAATAGCTGTTGGCTTCATTTTACCATGTGAAATAGCCTTAATTAAAAGGTATTTAAAGAGTAAAAACTCGTCATACTCTGCGGCCGTGTATACACTGTCTACAATCTTAGCAATTAAATCCGTAACACCATCAACGCTTAGAAAAGCCTGTCTTAAATCTTCATCCTGTATAGTAACTGGGTACATTACTCGCCAGTTCATTGCATGGAAAGCACTTCTAATATCTGGTAACGTACGCTTAAATTCACGTTCACTGGCTTTCTCAGGTGTATAATCTACAGCTTTAGCAATAGAAACAAAAATGTCCTCTACGGTTTCGCCAAACTCCAAATATCCTTTTTTCAAAATGCTATAAGGATTATTAAAGGTTGCACTCTGTACTCTAACTATTGCAATTCTGTTTACTAAAGCATTAATAAACTGATTTGAAAAAGCGGGTGTACCATAAATAACTGCACCTACTTTAGGAATATCACTCGCTTTATTAACAACAGGTACATTCTGCTGATAGTCATATGATGCATTTTGTCTGATAACATTTAAAATGTCAAGTGTTGAAGCATTTAAAGTGCTACTTGCTATTCTTTTTGCCATTATTTTTCCTCCTCTTCGAATAAATCCTCGAATGTTTTATATTCCTTATCATCATCATCCTCGTTTGTAGGGTCTTCAATTTCCTCGTCATTTTTTTCAAAAAACCTTGAAATATATTTGTCCCTCCACATGTTGTCATTTTCTTCATATTTCTTCTTCCACTTGTCAGCATCGGACGAGTCGATTGAGTCGGATATATCCTCAATAATCTCAATTGTTTCGTCATCCGTTCTATCACCGACATATTTTTTTACTTTTTCGATTAATTCGTCTTTTGATAATTTAGCCATTATCATTCTCCTTCCTTATAATCGTCTGCGTAACATCATGTAAATAGGTAAATGTTTTCTTGTTGATGGTGTGGGCGGTGTGGGCGGTGTGGGGGGGGAGGGCGGTACAGGCGCACCACTAAGATACTCGAACCAATTCTTTCCGTTCTGTATTCTTTCATCGAGTGCAACAACTCCTGCACGCTCACGTTCAAAACAGTAAGCTTTCACAGCTTCCTCAACATTCGTAAGCTGTGAAAATTGTTGTCCTGTGTACGGATACCTTTTAGTCGGTATCCACTGACCGCCATAGCCTTCAAGTACTTCGGCATTAATAAGTTGACACTGTAAGTTGCCATCTTTCCAATCCTTACCTTGAGCGCTTGCGTAGTCAGTGAGGTTTGACGATGGCGTCCACTGAATTAGCCCCCACCCACTAGATACACTTACTGTTTCTTTTAAGCCTGGGTTTAAGGTGCTTTCTCTCTGAACATTTCCGAGCATGCCACATATACTTTCAAGTGTGTATTTTCCAGTAAAATAAGCGTTAAACTCTACAGCGTTATTTTCCATCTGCGCTTGTGTCAGATACTTCCTAGTACCTTCAATAACTACCCATGACATTAAATTACCTCACTAAGAAGTGCTTTCCATGTATTGTTACCACACTCACCATCCTGTAAAAGATTATGGTCTTTCTGAAAATTAATACATGCGGATACGCACCCTTTACCGTATTGAGTATCAATTGAGCCTGTATAATATCCTAACTTTGACATTAGTATTTCAAATACAGTAACATCGTTATTTTTAGTACCTTTTTTCAATAAAGCCATAGTTGTTAATTTCTCCTTTTTAAAATCAACAATTCTTTTAACAAGCACTAAATCGTTTCGATGAGAAATATTAGTAATTGAAACACCTTTACCCTTGTTTGTTTTTGTGTTTTTACTATTTCCTATCGATTCAATCATTTGTGTGCCACTAATAGCAATTGCTATGTGTGTAATTCTCTTGGTTGATTTACCGAAATAAAGTAAATCAGCACTTTGAATATTTGTTACTTTTTTGCCTAATGCTGAGTAGCCTTGTGCTGTAGTTCTTGGTACTTTCATGCCACACTTATTAAGTACAGAATATACAAAACCACTACAGTCATATCCACCCTCAGACTCAGACTCTCCGCCCCATACGTAGGGCTTTCCGAGATAGCTTCTAGCTGTTGTTACAATATCACTACTTGTCATTTACATTAACCTCACTATCAAGCTTATCACAAAGTTTTTGAAGTACAACTGTATTATTGTTGAGTGCTTCTGCAAAATTGTCTGTCTCTTCCTTATGTGAGTCATTAATTTTGTTAATGTAATAACACATAATTAAACACATTCCTATGGGAAAACCAAGCGTGGAAATTAATGTTGATATGTCGTTAATCATAATAGTGACCTCCTTTCTTTTTTCTTATTATAACATATTATCAACAAATTATCAACATTAAATTGACAAATTGTGGATAATTTGATATAATAAACTAAAGGAAGTGGATAAATGAAAGAAATAAAATACTATGATGGTACTAAGCTATTAAGCATGAAAGATATTAATGGTAATGTACCGGAAATTTATATATCGACGTCAAATAGAAATGCCGGAAAAACTACATATTTTAATAGATATTTAGTTAATCGCTTTTTAAAATATAATGAGAAATTTTGTCTACTGTACAGATTTCAAGACGAGTTGAAGGACTCTGCCGACAAATTCTTTAAGGATATACACACTCTTTTTTTCTCAGCTTACACAATGAAGGCTGTACAAATTGGTAATAGTAAAATGTACGAGTTATTTTTATGCAGTGCATACGATGAAGAGGATGCGGGAAAATCCTGTGGCTATGCTGTCGCACTAAATTGTGCGGATAAAGTAAAAAAATATTCGCACTATCTGAGCGATGTATCTAGAATACTTCTTGATGAATTTCAGTCCGAAACTAATCATTATTGTCCTGATGAAGTCAGTAAATTTATAAGTATTCATACTTCAATAGCTAGAGGTAATAATAGCCAAATTAGATATGTTCCTGTAATAATGATTTCAAACGCTGTGACGCTATTAAATCCTTATTACACAGCATTAGATATTACTGACAGACTGACATCTGACGTGAAGTTTTTACGTGGTAATGGCTTTGTTCTCGAACAAGGATATAACGAAAGTGCTTCTAAGTTACAAGAAAGTTCACTATTCAATAGAGCTTTTAACAAATCTAATTATGTGGCCTATGCGTCACAGAATGTCTACCTAAATGATAATAATGCTTTCATCGAAAAAATGAAAGGTCAGAGTCGCTATTTATGTACACTTAAATATAAGGGTGAAGAATATGCTGTTAAAATGTTTGAAGAGGAAAGTATAGTTTACTGTGACAAAAAAGTTGATACAGATTTTAAACAAAGAATTTCGGTTACAACAGATGACCACAATATTAATTATGTAATGCTCAAAAATAATGCTTGGTTAATTGACTATATGAGATACTTCTTTGATAGAGGGTGTTTTAGATTTTATTCACTTGACTGTAAAGAATGTATACTTAAAGCCCTGGCGTATTATTAATGGTATCTGCGTTAGTTATTTTTGTAACATTGGTGTGAAAGGCTCTTTGAAATATAAGACACTCCTTTGTAGTTGGGTGTATGCCTACCCATGCATTAAGAATTAACGTTATAGATATATTAAAGAGGCAGAATTTTTTTCTGCCTCTTTTGTATGACAGCTGAGACAATATGTTTCACGTGAAACATTTTATCTCATTTTATATGTTGTCTCTTGTAATACAATTCCTCCTCTTATTCTCACTGGCCGGAGTTTTCCATAGACTTCCAACCCCTGTTTAAAATCTGCAAGCGTTCTCTTCGTTTTCAAAAAGTCCTGTTGAATTGTGGGGTATTTCTCTAGTTCTTCATCTGTCACCCCTTCCATTGATTTAAGAAATAAATTCTTACACCTATCCGGCATACCAGCGCATTTTACATTATAGTATGGCTCATTAAGTGGTTCTTCATCTTCATGCGTAACATGCTCAATATAAGTTTTCTGACGTACAAAAATAGCCTCATTCCAAAAGCTCTCGAGCTTCCAACAACAAAAATTAGTGGGATGTATTTTTATTCCTTTAATATTTTTCTTTGTAGTGCAACAATGTATGCTATCAGTGTCGGCGTATACAAAATATTTATAGTTTTGCTGTGCCGCTCGAATAGTAAAATTTCTAGCATAACTTGTTATAGCTGAACCTATTGCGATATACATAACTTTCTTTTCGTGTTCTTCAAACGTTGTAAAACCTATTGAGCCATCTTCCTTCTCTCTTGCCACTTTGAATGAAGATATATCCGAACTACTGAGTTTTCCATATAGATTATTAAGGAAGAGCTTTGCTAATGTACGTTTAGCTCCTTTACTCGTCTGTTTAATCTGCTTGTACTTGTCAATATATTCGTCAAAAATTCCTTTTATTGTATCAAAGTAACACCCATCTAATAATTCAAAATCTACAAGGTGGTAATGTTCTTGGAGTAATTCATAATCAGTCTGCGTAAGTACCATTTCAACGACGGCTTTCTTAATATTGCCGTCAAAATCTTTATACCATGTGCTTGTATTTCCTGTGTCTTTATCAACTATATCGGATGTTTCAAGCATATCTGTAGCCTTATAAAAAATACTTCCCTTAATCTGTATAAATGGCAATTTGTCCTTCTTCAAATAAAAACGTGTCCTTATTCTAACAAAATAATAATATCGATTAGTAAGACATTTAGGTGGTATTGAACCCTTGAAAAAAATTGGTTTACCTATAGGATAGTAATTTTTACTCTCGGAATGCATCATTGACGGATACAAGCTATTAACATCTGCCGTTAAACCTTCACTATAAATTTTATTTTCACATCCCTTTTTTAGGTAACACCAACCACCTCTGTATGAGTGTCTTATATACTCGTCTGCGTTTGAGTATTTATATTCAAGGGGGTTTAATTTAAACTGTGTCAAATCGGGAAAAAAAGCTTGGTAGTCTTGTTTGTCTATTGTAGATTTAAACTCAGAGAGACAGCATGAGCCGATGGTAAGTTTTAAGTGCCCTTCTGCTTGCATGATTTCCAACGCTTCTTTAACTACTAGAACATCATTAGCAATATAACGTTTTTCATCGTCTGTGATTGGGCAACCAGCATATCTCAAGCCTGTGTACTCCATCTTTAATTTCTTATGCTTTGTATCAAAGCTTTTACCAATCTGTTCAACTGAAAACGGCAAAAGCTTCAAGCTGTCTCTAATCTCAATCAATGCGTATGGTGTCTTGATAAGTAAACTGTACCACTGCCCCATGTCTGAGATTGAATACACGAAAGATTTTGGAGTTAAATCTTTTTCTTTCAAAAAGTGTACATCACTATCGTTATTCGGGTTTACATAAATTTTTTGTTCATATTTCAAATCCGTTAGTAAGAATGATAACCAAAACGAACCGTCAAATTTGAGATTATGGTAATAAATACAAATATTTTGCTTTAAGCTATAAAGGTAATCGTATGTCTCTCTAATTGAATGATGAATTTTAACATCCTCCGAGCCTAGTTCGACAACTGCTGAAGCCCACACTTCTGTGAATGTCTGGCCGTCATAAACTGTGGTTTCAAAATCCCCCACCATATATTTCATTTG